ACGTTGAGGACAGCCAATGTTTTACGGTCTGAGTTGGCTAAAGACAAGAAACTTGCTCGATTTTATGTTCGTCTTCTGCATCCTGCCGTACGGGCTTTTGAAGAGATCGAACATACCGGAGTCCTTGTTTGTAGGGATCGCTATGAGGCTCTCAGGAAAGATTTGATCCAATTTATCTCAAGTACCGAACATAAGATGATCCAGTTGCTCCCAGCACACCTTCGTTTAAAGAACAAATCCGTGTTTGATGAAAAATTAAAAGAAGGAAAAAGTCCTTTTACTCCCACTATTTTAAAGGAATTTCTGTTTTCTAAGGCGGGGCTTAATCTAACCCCGAAGGTGCTTACGGGGAAGACACAAGAACCATCGACGGCCTATGAGCACCTTATCCAGTTTAAGCATGTAAAAGCAGCCGCAGAGTTTATTTCCTTGCTTGAAGAAGTGGGGGCGGCAAGAAAAACATTATCAACCTATGTAGAAGGGTTTCTGGAACACCTTCGTCCGGACAACCGGTTTCACCCAACCTATATGCTCTACAACGGAAGTGTGTATGGGCATGAAAAAAGTAGTGGTGGGACGGTAACCGGAAGGTTATCTTGTAAAGATCCCGCCATGCAATGTATGGTTGGGGACACCAAAATCCTTACATCAGACGGGTATCGTTTGCTGATAGATTTGGTTGATGAGTTTAAGTCGGGGGTTCACCCGGTGTTGGTATTGACCCATACAGGAGAATTTAAGCGTATTGTTGGGGTTTACCGGAATGGGGTAAAACCCGTCTACAAAATAACCACACGCACCGGAAGGCAGATACGGTGTACGGGAAACCATCCGGTGCTGACTCCGGACGGGTTTATTCCTACGGAATGCCTGTCAAGAGGTTATAGGGTGTATATAACCAAGGAAGACGGTGACAAGGATATTTCCCTTTCACAGGCTGCCACGGTTGGGGGCGGTTCCCCTGATTCTTGTAAGGCAGAGCAAGCAGGGTTTATTTTAGATGAAATCTCTTCTATTGTTGAGGATGGGCTTGAAGAAACTTATGACTTGACAATAGATGGAAGCCATTCGTTTGTTGCAAACGGGGTGGTGGTTCATAATACCTTGCCGAAGCACACCAAATGGGCGAAGGCATTACGGTCTTGCTTTATAGCCCCTCCGGGGATGAAGTTCTTTGAGGCAGATTACTCCCAAGGGGAGCTTCGTGTTACAGCTTGTGTGGCAAATGAAACAAATATGATAGAAGCCTATAGCAAAGGCATTGACCTCCACGCTTTGACTGGGGCCACGTTGTCAGGTATTCCGTTTGATAAGTTTATGGAATTAAAGAAGGTAAGTCCGGACGAGTTTAAAGAACATCGGCAGGCAGCAAAGGCTGCCAATTTTGGGTTGTTGTATGGGATGGGGTCTGAAGGATTCCGAGCCTACGCCCAAACGGGGTATGGGGTGGTTATGACTCCAACGGAAGCGGAACAGAAACGGGACAAGTTCTTTTCCCTGTACCCACGACTTGTTAAATGGCACGAAGATTACAAGAATTTTGCTCGTACACACGGGTATATCCGTAATCCATTGGGGCGGGTGAGGCATCTCCCGCTGGTATGGAGTAAAAACCCGGAAGTTAGGGCTAAGGCGGAGAGGCAAGCCATAAATTCGCCTATACAATCCTGTCTTTCAGATATGTGCCTTTGGTCTATAGCACTTTTAACGGAAAAATACCATAATCCGGAAGAATTTGTTATTATTGGGATGACTCATGATTCAATTTATGGGTATGTAAATGAAAATTCTTACATGGAATGGTGTAAGATCATAACGGATCAAATGGCTAATCTTCCGCTTGAATCAGTTTTTGGATGGAAGCCCCAGCTTAAGTTTGTTGCAGACATTTCGGTGGGGCCAAATATGGCGGATTTAGAGGAAGTAGTTCTAGAATAGGGGGAGTCGTAATGTCCGAGCGGGTGGACGTAGTAGTTGAAAAACCGTTGGGTGCAAACGCATACTTATACAAGTTTGAGGGGGGAGTCGTAAGCTCCTCCTTTCAGCCTGTTGAGGATCCATTCTCCAAACTGTATAGGAAACGTGCAAGGCCCGGGATCGTTAGTATCCTTCCCCCTCCATACAACCCTTATACGCTGGAGGCATTAGCAAATCAGAATAATGCCCTTAGACCGTGTATTGAGGCTATGGTAACGAACATTGAAACGACAGGGTACACAATTGAACCCAAGAACAGTGCTTACTCAGATACTTACAAGGATGATATTGAAAGATTGACTCAGTTTTTTGATGAACCGTGGCCCGGGGAGTCTTTTATTTCCCTTCGCAAGAAAATAAGGCGGGATATAGAAACGTTGGGAAACGCTTATATTGAGGTCATTCGGAATCTGGCGGGGCAAATCGTGTTTCTTCGTCATTTGGATGGAAAGATGATACGTCTTGTTCGTTTGGATGAAGCCCGGTTAGCAGAGGTTAGGGTTCGTCGTAATGGAACCACTATGAAGATGAAGATGATGATGCAGTATAGGCGGTTTGTGCAAATGTCCAGCCCAAACACCGGAAATTCAGAAGTGTACTACTTCAAGGAGTTCGGATGCCCTTGGAATTTGAACAAGCTGACTGGAGAGTGGTCGGATGCAGCCCCCCCTATCAATGAAGTTGCCACGGAGATTTTGCATATAATTGCAATCCCAGATGTAGACACCCCCTATGGAGTTCCTCGGTGGATAAATGAATTGCCCTCCGTTCTTGGATCAAGAAAGGCCGAAGAGCATAACTTGACTTTTTTCGATAGTGGGGGGATTCCTCCGGTTCTTATCATTGTTCAGGGTGGTGTGCTCTCTACCCAGACGAGGGAGGCTTTGGAATCAAAATTCCTTGCCACCAATAGCGGGGTTCGGGCTGCTATTGTGGAAGCTTTCAGTACGGCGGGGTCATTGGATTCAACCGGAAATGTAAAGGTTCAGGTTGAACGTTTTGGAGCAGAACGGCAGATGGATGCCATGTTTGAGAAGTATGATACAAAGTGCGAGGCCCGAGTGAGAAGAGCATTTAGGCTTCCTCCCCTGTTTGTTGGGGATGCGGCAGACTATGCCTTTGCTACAGCTTATGCTTCCTATACAGTTGCGGAAGCGCAGGTGTTTAAGCCCGAAAGGGACGAATTTGACACCATGCTCACGCTTAAGTTGCTCCCTGAACTAACTTCTGCTGAAGTGGGGTTTCATTCCAATCCTTTGTCGGTCAAGGATCCGATGAGTATTATCAAGGCGGCAACGGTTGTATCGAAGTACGGGTCCATTACACATGGAGAATTGGTAAGAATTTTGAATGATGCCGTTGCTGGAGATATGAAGGTAATGGATGAGCTGAAGGATGATCGGGTGGAAGATTTGCAGCAAGCACAGATGATGGATCTTGGGGGAGAAGAACAGGCTACCCCTGTTGAACCGCCGCGAGCAAAACCAAGAGAGTAAGTTGTTGCAATTATATGCACTATATGTTAAAGTTGGGCCATGAAAAACTTAATTAAATCAAAGAAAGAAGATGCTGAATTGCAAATTGTCTGGGGAGAAGTTTATGCCCCGAATGTCCCCGACTCGCAAGGGGACTTTATGACTGCTGAAGCTATACGGGAAATGGCGTATTCCTTTGTTAAGGAAGGCAATATGGGGGCCGTAGATGTAATGCATGACAACAAACAATACGGCTGTTATATTGTTGAAAGCTTTATTGCAAGAGATGATGACTCGGTCTTCATCCCCGGATCGTGGGTTGTGGGTGTTCATATCCCCAATAAGTCTTTGTGGGAGCGAGTTAAAAACGGGGAGCTAAATGGTTTTTCTATGGAAGCAATAGTTCATCGGGTTCAGACCGAGCTGGAAATTGATTTTCCTTTAACGGTTGTGGGATACACCGATAAAGTTGATGGTCATGCTCATAGTTTTATGGTTAGATATGATGAGAATGGAAAATTTCTTGGCGGGATAACAGATCAAGATGAAGGGCATTACCATCAGATAATGGCGGGGACTGTAACCAATAAAACGAATGGTCATAGCCATAAGTTTTCTATTGTAGAGGGAGTGCTTGAACATGGGAGTCCGAGTAAAGTGCAATGAGTTAGTCGAAGCCGATGTGAAGTTTGTCTCCCTCGTTGAGCGTGGAGCGAATAGAATCCCTTTCCGCATTTTGAAGCATGACAAGGGGGAAGAAGGTATGAACATCGATTTGAAACGATTGTTCAAGTTTGATCAGCCGAAGTCCGTTCTTTCTTCGGTGTATGTAAAAGATGGGGTTAATCTGGAAGTTATCCGGAGAAAGATGGAGAAGGCTGGGTTGTCGGTTGAATTGATGGAACAGCACGATGGTGGGGTAGTTTTCAAGCAGGAAGAAGCAAAAGATGAAGTTCTTGTACGCCTGTCAGACGATGTTATCGTTGGTTGCTCAAATGCAAAGAAGTATTTTCAGGGATATGACTTCCAGAGTACTGAATTTGCCGAGGTCTATGCCAAGGAATCCGTTTTGCCCACATTGAACTTGATGGTTGGGGCCCTGCACGACACTTTGGGCAATATTCTGGATACTGTGGAAACTGTAGCCGATGCAAGAAACAAGATGAGCAAGGCTATTGCTGATTTCTCCACAGTTGCCGTGAATGTGCTGAACAACCTACCTGACGATGTGTTCAAGCTAGAGAAGATTCTGAGGGAGGCTGATGAGGTGGAAAAGCAGGAGGAGCCTGTTGATATTGTGACTGAGGATGTGGTCAAGGAAGAAGAGGCTGCTACGGTAGACGTGCCGGGGGATGCCGTTGCTAAAGCTGATGATCTGGTGGAAGCTGTAGAAGAGGGGAAACAGGCGGAGGAAGAGGCTTTTGAAGTTGTCGGGGCAGAGGTTGAAAAGTCGGAGTCCGATCCGGAGGTAATGTCTGAGGTTCTTTCTAAGGAAGAAGTTTCCAAGATGATTCAGGACTTTATCGAGGAAAAGATGAATTCTTTCATGGAGACCCTGACCCAGAAACTTGAAGGAATCACTGAAGCTGTGAACCTAAAGGTTCAGGAGATGAAGTCAGAAGTAGACCGGGTAAGTCAGAAGATGGAAACTACGGTCTTTGGTGTAAGTCGGGGGGATACTGAACTGAGTAGGAAAAATGAAAGTCAGCCTTCCACCACCCCCCGCATGATAGATACAGCTTTCGCCAAGTTCAGCAAACACTAAGGGAGGTTGAAGATAATGCGTAGCAACGGAGAGCTTCTGAAAAAGGCAGATCTTGTTCTGAGTGACATTGCTTCTGCTGGCGTTCTGAATCCGGAGCAGTCAGACCAGTTTATTCAGGGACTGATTGATTCTCCCACCCTTCTGAATTCGTGCCGGGTTGTTGGTATGACTTCGCCGGTTCAGGATATTAACAAGATTGGTCTTGGTTCTCGAATCATGCGGGCCGCAGTTGAAAACACCGCGCTGGCTGAAGGGGATCGTTCCAAGCCTTCGTTCAGCAAAGTGACACTGACTGCAAAGGAAGTCATGGCGGAAATCGACATTCCTTACGCTGTCATGGAAGACAACATCGAGCGGGCATTGGCAGCCACCAACGATGACCCGAACGCCGCTCGTGGCGGGCTTCATTCCACGATTGTCAATCTTATTGGTGCTCGGGCGGCCCTTGATCTTGAGGAACTTGCTCTTCTGGGGGACACCAGTAATGGTGCAGATGCCTACCTTGCCCTGTTCAATGGATGGCTGAAGCTTGCTTCGGTGAATGGACACACGGTTGACCTTTCCAACGCAACGATTTCTAAGAATATGTTCAAGCTGGGCGTTCAGGCCATGCCTGACAAGTATTTGCGGTATCGTTTGGCGATGGCCCACTATATCTCTGTGGATCAGGAGACGGAGTATCGGGATCAGTTGTCTGATCGTGGCACGAACCTGGGCGACCAGATGACGACGGGGCTGAATCCTGTGTATGCGTTTGGCTCTCGGGTTCTTTCTGCATCCATGATGCCGAATTCCAAAGGTCTGTTCTGTAACCCTCTGAATCTGATCTTTGGTATTCACAGGGATATTTCCATGGAGTTTGACAAGGACATTCGCACCCGCCAGTACATTATCGTCCTTACTACAAGAGTTGCTGTCGAGATTGAAGAAGCCGACGCAGTGGTGTACTACACCAACCTTGGGTAGTACAGGAGAAAAATGCTAGGATGACTGAGGCGGGTCTTAATTGA